ACAGCGAGCACGCTCACCCCCAGGCCACCATTCCGGCCAGGTCAATCTCGGGCTGAGCGTGAGCAAGGAATGCATGGCGAGCCCACGCCAACGACCGCAACGGCGCGATGTCCACCGGGGATAGCTTCAACGACCACACCCAGGCATCACCGGACGGTTTAGTGATCGCTCTCTCCACGGCCAGATTCAGATGACGCTGATCGAGATGGCGGAACCGATCATTGTCGCAGTCGTCGTATAGTCCGCCGCACGCCTGCGCCCTCTCCCGGCCACCGATCAACATCAGGCCCTGCTCACCGTGACAGCCGCACTTGGTGATCAGCCCGCGTTCCTCCAGCGGCTTGATCAGCGAGCCGGCCGGCGAATCAGGATCGAGCGCGAATGCGCACGGCCGCCATTTCTCGACCAACTCGAAGATTCGGTCAACCGTCCAGTATGTACCCGGCCGGTAGTCGATCACCACGCCGTGCATCCGGCCATCCTCGCGGCGCCCGGACGCCGAGATGGCCGTCCACGACCGATCAGCGGCCATGTCCACAGCAAACGCCACGGGATCGAGAGCCTGCGAAGTAACGTCCCTCAAGTTCAGCCAGTTCGGGAGGTTGACGAGTTCCGCTTCCTCGTCCCAGATCCCCAAACCCTCACGCAAGAACGAGTCGGGGCCGAGCTTCTTGCGCATCCGCAGAATCGCTTCCCGCGGCGTGTCGTCCGGGAATGACGGGTTTGCCTTCGCTACCTGCTCCCAGTCGGCCTTGCCGAGTGGCGCAGGTGAGGGAGTCGGCACGAAACCCGGATCAGCACCGAACTCGATCCACGCCGTGTCGTCGTCCTCACCCGACAGCGCCTCGGTGCGCATCCGGGTGAATACCTCACCAGGATCAGTTGGCCGCGGCGGCGTGCCCATGAACAACACCAACGCGCCGGTCGACTCCCGCGACTGGTTGGTCGCTGGGATCATGTCGTCCAGCGCACCCTCGGTCAGGCGCTGCGCCTCGTCGAACACCTCGATGTCGACCTCATCAAAACCCAGCCCGAACCCGCGCTCGCGAGCGCCGAACAGGATCCGCGAACTGTTGCGGAACAGCACTGCTTCTTCGCCCGAGCCGAGAACAATCTTCAGGATGTACGGCTTGATCTTCTTCCGTTTGGCGAACGCCTGCATCTTGCCGAACGTCTCCTCAGCGGTTCGCAGCCGATGAGCCGTCCACAACACCGTCAGATTCGGGCGCAGGATGCACAACGCGAAGATGATCGCCCCGACCAGGAACGTCTTACCCACCTGCCGAGGGATCGACATCCCCGTCCCACCGACCGTCGCGGCATACTTGCCATCCGCCCGCTTGGCCAGAATGAGCCGACCAGCACCGTCCTGCCATGGGCGAAACGTGATACCGAGATCACGGCACTTGTCTCGGATCGCCGGCCAGCCCGTCGACACGATGTCCTTCGGAGCGACAACATGCCGAGCAAGCTCAGATAGCCGAGGCGTCGTACTCTTCGTCGGCGGAGACGGCACCCTCCTGCGCCTCCTCCTTCCGCCGCTGATCGAGCAGGCGGATCTCCTTGTCGATGTCGCGCAACTGGCGGGTCAAGGGGGCCAGCGTATGTGGGGGGACGCCATTGTCAATCTCGGCGGCGATCTTCGTCCGCATGGCCACAAGGAGCGCGCGCTCTGAGACGTTCGCCGCCTCCTTGAGCGACTTCGGCTGAGCCGCTTGCGCGTCCTGATCAGTCACGACCTTGAGCCTCGCCATTGTTGGATCACCCCAGGGTCGCTTGATCTTTTTCCCGCGGTAGATAGAAAGCGCATGACTGTGGAGGGGTCAGGAGGCTCGTCCGATTTGCGTCGGTTGGGTGCCCCCCGGCCATGCCGGTCCTCAGTTCATCTCACCAGTCACGATCAAGCTGTTGCGCTGCGCTTCGCGACTTGCGTTGCTTGCGATTCCATCTTGATCGATTCGACTTGCGAGCAGCAGCAGCACGGTTGCACCTACGGTGCTCAGGCCCTCGGTACACCGACCGGTCCTCGTCGGCATGGCCCAGGTCCCAGGGGGCATCGGGTGGGATGGGCTTGCCACACCGCCAGCACCGGACCTGGCCTGCCTCGACGTACGGTGCCCACTGTGCCCGGATCGCCTGGTGATCCCCGCCGTATCCCCGCTCGGCGGTGGTCCCGTTGACAGTCATGGGCCCGGGTCAAGGCACGGCCGGGTTGTCATGCCCGCTCCCGAATGGTGGCGGCCCCGAAAGTGGGGCCACGTGAGAGCGCCCCTGCTGTGAGGCGGGGGGCGCTACGTGCAGACCTGACGCGGTCTATGGGCGGACTGCAACGCAGTCAACCACACTGTAGCGGACATCCCGTCATGCCGCACCAACGGCACGTTCCACCTCACCCAGGTCCACCATGATCCGGGTAGGGGTGCCGTGGTTGACCAGCCTGCCGGTCTCCACCCATCGCCGGATGGTGCGGTCCACCACACCCATCGACTGCGCCGCCACCTGCACATCCACGTAGCCGATCGCCTCACCCTTGCGGGCCAGGATGCGCCTGCCTGCACGCAGCCACTGATGCGGCTCCCACCTGGTCTCACACGCCGAGCACTCCATGCGTGCCGGCCGTTCGGGCTGGGCCGGGATGTATGCCCGGATCTCACCCTGGCATCCGAGCTCGGGGCAGGGGCCGACCGGGAACGTGGTCCGGTTGGCCGGCAGGTCGATCACTCTGGCAGCGAACCGCACGGCACTGACAATCTCGCCGTGAATGTCCTCGGCCGCGGGGTGGAGGGGTATCCAACTGATGCGCTTGAGCAGCCAGCCGGCCATCGCTGGCAAGGTGTCCTCGGGCCACGGGTCGCGGGTGATGTCGACTAGATCCAATACCCATCCGACGAGGACGGCTCGTAGTTCGGATCGTGCTTTCAGCGCACCCGGATGGATGGGTAGTGGTTCTTCCGCGGAGCGTCCGCCGTTGTGTTCGCCGGTTACGGTTTGCCGGGACAGCACCAGCTCGAGCTGCTCGTCCAGCCAGGCCACGTCGCCGAGGTCGCACTCCAGCGCCCACAGGCACCCGTTGCACAGCGCCAGCGTGTCGCGGGTGGGCCGGCCGCAACCGGTGGCGCAAATCACGCGTCCTCCAGTGGCTCGAGCTTCGGGAACCCGGCTTCGTCACGGATCTCGACGGGGATGCCCAACAGCGTCTCCGGGAGCTGCGGCGCCACTGCGGCCACCCATGCGCCGTGCGGGTCTACCGCCCTGCGGATCTCTCGATGCCACTCCGGGGACATCACCCACATGAGCGGCTTACCACGCGGTCTGGCTTCGTACAGCGCGTAGATCGCTTCGATGGTCTCCCGGTGAAGGTCTGGCTCGCTCATGGTGTGTCCTTCCTCGCGGCGTGCAGGGCGGCGCGGGCGGCGGCGGCGCCGGCGTGGGGGTCGCCGAGTCGGGCGCAGGTGTGCTTCTCGCCGCGGACCACCCACATGCCGCATCGGCAGCGCATATCGGCGGTGCTGTCCGGCTGTTGCGTCGGCGGCTGGGTCTCGTCGTGCACGGTGGCGGTCCAGCCGTTGCGGACGCGGTGCCAGATTACGGCGGGGGTGGCAGCGGACGGGTCCCGTGCAGATGAGACGGCGACGAGCGCCACATCGGGGTAGGTCCCGGCGGTGAGCGCGGTCTCAAGCGCCGATCGGATGCCGGGGGCGTCCCATGCGGGCCGGATCTTTTGAATGACTGCGCCGAGGTGGCGCAGTGCTTCGGGGTCGATGACGGCGGGGTTGGTCATGTGGATTCTCCGTCGTCCATCCATGCGTCGGCGGTCGGCGCGCTTACTTGAGCAACCGTCGTATGGATGGGTGAGTTATGTACTTGGGTACGGGTCGGGTCGGGGGCGGTGTTACGAACGCTGTTAGTAACGGCGTTAGTAACGCTGTTACATGGCGCGTACAAACGCATTACGAACAGCGTTACGTGTTGTGCTCTTCGCGCCACTTTCGTAGCCGTTCGGCGTTGGCTTTGCGACGCTTCTCCACATCCCCGCGCAGGGGTTGCCGTTCGGCCCATTGGTGGAACTCGTAGCCTGCTCCGCATGGCAGCCAGAGCCCAGACCTGACGAGTTTGTCCGCTTGGGTCTGCGTGCCGATGCTGTTGACGACGTCGTCCGGTATGTATCCGTCGGTGAGCTGATGCGCTCCCCACGAGCCGGCACGTACCCATAGGCCCATGGCCGCGTTTCCGGCGGCGACGACCTTCGGGTGGAACGCCAGGTTGTCGTCCACTTTGAACCATGGAATCTGACTCACCGCCTCTCATGCTGCTGTCCTTCGGTCTGCTATCGCCGCGGCCCGTCGTTCCCGCCTTCGCCGTCGTGCCCGTATGCTCAGTTCGTGGTCGAGTTCGGCGCGTCTGGCAGCAGTGACGTCGGGGTGTTCCCACCGCATGCGGGCGAGGATTTTCCAGGCGCGGCGGGCCAGGTCGGCGGTGGCGAGCTCGGCGGGGGTCACGGCTCGTCCTCCTCGTCGTCCCAAGGCACACAGTCGAAGTGGGCGTACCGGCTGTCATTGACGCTCGCGATCTCATCGCCGGCGAGCACGTCGAACTCGCAGAACTCGCACACGCCGAGTCCGGTCGGGGCGATGTCCCGTTCGGGTGGGCGGGCGATCCAGTCGTGCTGGATTTCGACGGTGATGCCGTCGCGGGTGGTGCGGTAGTCGCCGCTCACGGCTGCTCACCGAAACCGGGATTGTCGGCGGGCTCGTCTAGGCTCGGCTGCTCCGGCTGCTTGCCGCCTGGGCCACGGTTCAGCCAGTCGATCACCGTTGACGTCTCGTTGTAGTCCAGTTCGTTGGTGGATTCGACGGCATGCCCGACGGCGCGGGTTGCGAATGCCACCCGGTCTTCGTGGGTGTTGATACCGTGCTCTTTGAACAGGGCGTGCATCTTCTTGTGCTGCCCGTCGGTCTGTCCTTGGGTGACCTTGGTGGTCGGCTCGTCGAGGTCGGGCTCGTCGGCTGGGGGTGCGGGCTGGGCGCGCTTGGCGGTGCGTTTGCGCGGCGTCTCGGCGGTGACTGTGGCGGTGCCGTTGCCGACTCCGAGCTCGAGTTCTTCGACGGTGTAGGCGATGCCGGCGAGCGCGTCGGGGGCTACCCGTCGGGCCACGTCGCCGGAGGCTCGGGCGTACAGCATCGACTCGGGGTCGGTGGTGTACTTCTTGTTGGTGGTGTAGCCCGCCTGTTCGGCCTTGGCGCGGGTCCATTCGACCCGTTCGACGTGGTTGGTGCCCTTGCGTTTGCCGCACACGATGACCCGCTGGGGGCTGGATGCCTCGGTCCAGATTTCGTGGCCTTTGGACAGTACGAGCGCGACCATGGCGCGGGCGTACAAGCTGGGTTTGCCGCTGATGACGTAGATGTTCTGCAGCGACTGGCCGGGGGTGAAGCCGATCTCGTCGCCGTACATGATGGCGGCGGCCCCGTCGTCGGGTTTGTTGCGGAAGTGCTGGGGCACGAAGGTGGTTTGGCACAGCGCGTCGGCGAGCTGCTTGGCGGCGCTGGCGGCGTGGGCCCAGGCGAC